AATCTTAGACTCATTGCCCTTACTATTTGTAATGATATTTTCTATTGTACCTTCCACCTGTTCCACATGATCTTTTAAATAACCGAACATTATTTTGTCTGTAACAACTACTGGAAAACCCAATTCATCTTTCATTGTATCAAAGCGGATTTTCCAACTCTTGCCATATTCATGCGAAAACTCTTCCGTTGAGAGTTTGACTCTCAAGGCAAACATGGGAATAGCTAGCGGTTTTCCTCTTGTATAAACCGATGCTTCCTTGCCAAAGTCCCACAAGTTTTGTAATTTGCTTCCCGATATATATAACAGAAATGGCTTAAACTCTTCTTCAGCAATAATTACGCCACCAACTATTTGATTAAATACCATACCTTTCTCTTCCATACCCGGTGCTCTGTAACCGCGACTGATAGTAAGAATATGACACTCAAGCGTCTCAAATTGCTCTTTGGTTGGTTTGTAATAGAACCAGCCGTTATTTGGCTCCGTGCCATCGCTTAACTCGTTCTTTGAGCTCCTTCCTGTAGCATGTACCTTCAAAAGCGGTAATTCACCCGCTAGATTATCTGCACCCAGCTTGGCGTTGTCCTGATAAAGCTGAGCGAGCTCTGTATCTGCTTGTACCTTGGCAAGTGATGCTATGGCTTCCTGTTTTTCTATTTCAGTCTCAAGTTTCTCGCCCTGTACTTCGTCTTTAATTTTTTGCGCTACTTCTTTAAATTTATCTCTTCCTCCCATATTAAATTTCACCTCCCTCGAGTGAAACATTCTTCTGTTTGAAATATGCTTTTATACCTATACGCGATGTTGCCCTAAAGACATCTGAAAATGTAGTTCCTTCGGACTTGGCAATGAAATTAAGTTGTTTGTAAAGTTCTTCCGGTATACGCAAGTAAACTGCGTGTGAGTTTTTGTCTTCGAAAACGAAGTCCAGTTTTGTCATGTTTTTAATTTCCTTTAACCTCTGCCAAGTTAGGTCAATTAACCTCGCAGAGTTAGTTGGATATATCTAGTTATATAACAGTGTAGTATACTTGTCAAGTAGCAGTATGATATGTAAAATAGAAAAAGGTTTTTAGAAGAACTTTATATCAAAAAAAATCTGGAGAAGTGAAGCCGTGGCAACAAACACAAAGAAAAGAAACAATACACTACTACCAACACCGACAATTAAATAAAACGGGACTTCAAGTATATCAACTATAAAATCTAGTATTTTTTCTCTTCTGCCTAGGTATTCCATTTTTTTTTAATTTCGCCGTTTATATTAAAACTGATCCTTTGTAAATTATAGTCTTAAAGTATTTGGAAATAAACGGGACACAAACTTAATTTGACTCTTCCAATTCATTTCAATCCAGTTCTTAAGTTTCGTTCTTTGGAAGCGGTTAGACTTCTTTCTAACTAAAACTTTAGTAACATATTCGGTTAGGAACTCTTCGGGTGTTAAACCTTTATGTTTGTAGGGATTGTGAAATCCGGCAAGGCTAGCTCGATAAGTAAGTTTACTCATGTCTTATAAAGATATAATCCCCATACGTTTAAAAATATAAACGATTAACTGCATTTAGATAAGCGGGCGAACACTCTTGTTTCACAGGGATAGGTACTGCTTCACCCTCCACAAGCTAATTCTACCTCCTGAAGCCTTTACTTCAGGGACTCAGTACGGTCAAGGGTCGTCCTTTCCTCTATGCCCCTTGGTCGGTGACTTTCCGCCAAGCTCTATAACTTATTCAAAACGCCGAAATTTAGATTCTCTTTTACTTATTACTAGATTTGTAAAAGACAAGAAGATGGGGGTTGCATTAACTTGCTTGGAGCTGGTAAAATGAATTTCCATTATTTGACACCTACATAATATGTGGGCATGGAACCACAGTCAAGTGGCAAAAATGACATAATAAGGGGCAGCTTCTCCGCGAAGGCAGGCTTCCCCTTTTTTATTGGTGTGGTATCATTGATATGGTTGAAATCAAATCATAAGTCCTAACCCCTTATGCCAGACACTGTTAAAAAACGTGGAGGAGCGAGGGCTGGAGCTGGAAGACCGAAGGGTAAACTACTCAAGAAGACAATTCTTGAAGCTCAAGCTCGCAATATCCTCATAGAAGAAATACTTAAAGAGTGGAGACCAATCATCAATATAATGATCTCCGTTGCCAAAGGCAAGGCAAAGTATATGACTAAGGGTAAAGATAAAAAGGTGTATGTCTTCACTAAGCCTCCAAATGTCGGGATGCTTAACGAACTTACAAGTTTTGTAGTAGGTAAGCCTAAACAATCATTTGAAGGAACTCTTGACATGCCACAATTACAGGAGTTGTCTGATTCAGTAAAAGCAATTCTTAACAAACATGAATCTAAGTGATACACAAGAGCTTGTTTACAAGTTTTACAAAGATGATGCAGGCAATCCGATTCTTCTAACCAATGGCCAAGACGAGATATTCCGCTCGGTTGCCAAGAAGGACCATTCCAGGCTTCATATAATGGGCCATACACGCTATGGCAAGAGTATGTCTGTAGGTCTGGGTGTTTTGACCCGTGCAGCGACATTTCCAGAGAAGTGGGCAATTGTTGCGGCAACTAAAGAAAAAGCTCACATAGTTATGTCTATAGTCAATGGTCATATATTTGACAATGAATTTATTAAAAGCAGATATATGCCGGACAAGGGAGAAAGTCTGGAGGAGCTTAGGCGTTATAGAAACAAAGCCCATGTGACCTTTAAGATTGGAAGTAATCAGTATAGCGAGGTATTTATCGGGAGCGCTAAGGATGCTATGGGGTTTGGGGCTCCGAACGTAGTAGAAGACGAATCTGGACTTATTGACGACAACGATCACTCTTTTGTTCTTCGAATGCTTGGTGATAACCCCAATGAGAACTTCCTTTGTAAAATCGGTAATCCTTTTAATCGTAATCATTTCCTTCAGAGCTTCAAAGATCCTGCTTATAAGCAGATAGTCTGGGACTGTTACAAAAGCTTAGAGGAAGGTATACGTATTAGTAGGCAAGTAATTGAAGAAAATAGACCATATTCATTCTTTAAAGTCCTCTATGAGTGCAAATTTCCTGAAGCTTCTGAGGTTGATGAATCTGGCTGGATGTACCTTTTCACTGACACGGATATTGAAATTGCAGAAAAACGGGAAAACTTACCGACTGGCACCAGAAGGTTAGGGCTGGATGTGGCCAGAGGGGGCAGAAATTATAATTGCTGGGTGTTACGCACCGATACGACCGCGGAGAAGCTGGACAAAGACTTGGAGCCTGATCTCATTGCAACTGGTGACAAAACACTAAATTATATGCGGGACAATGCAATTGCTGCAAGTGATGTATTTATAGACGATGGCGGGGTGGGTGGGGGAGTAACCGATTACTTGAAGAGCAAGGGGGCAATCATTAATGCAATCAACTTCGGAGAGTCTGCTGAAAAAGCACTAGATGTAAATACCCAAAAAATGGTATCTGAATACGCTAATACCAGAGCTGAGGTATATGCCGGGCAAGACGGTTTGATGACTTGGATCAAATCTGCTGGTAAACTCATGCCTGACAAAGACTGGATTCAACTTACTCAAGTACGTTACAAGAAAGACGGCAGTGGTAAAATAAAAATGGAACCGAAAGAAGATATGCGAAAGCGTGGTGTAGAGTCGCCAGATGTGGCAGATGCCTGTGCTTTAACATTTGCAAAACCTAAAATTAAAAAGTATCATAATGTAGACCCGGCAATAATTCTACAGGGTGGAGTGAAACCCTACTATCCCGGGATATCAAGAATAGCTTGACGACATGGACGACAACAATAAAATACTTGAGGTTTTGGCATTAAACAAGGAAGGAGCATATAACTTCAGAGAGAGACGTCACTCCGATTGGACTGAGAATTATACGCTTTACCGGGACAAAGTATTGGTTAACAGGCTGGAACAAAGACAATCGGTAAATGTCCCTTTAATGAAGTCTTCTATTAAAACGCTTCTAAAAGATGTAGATGATCCACCTATGCTTTACTTCAAAAATAGAAATAATGATACCCAAAAAGAGGTTTATTACAATGAGCATTGGAAAGTGTGCGGGCTTAGAAATAAATTAATCATCAAAGATAACATAGATAAAAAACAGGTGTTTCTCTTTGGAAGATCTTTCAAAAATCTCAATATTGTAGAGAGGAAGTTTTATTTCGGTATTACTGACCCTCAAGATATGCTTGTTGAGAGGTATATCGACCCTGCTAATCTGGACACAGCAAGATATATCTGTCATGAACATATTTTTAAGCCTCTTTCTTCTCTTTCTCTTAACCCGATGTATGACAAAGTTGCCATTGAGAGGCTGAAAGACTATTACGCAACTCGAGCCGGGCTCATTGAAAATGCTGAGAATACACGAACACTGGAAGAAAAGAATAAGAGATTGGAGCTACTTGGCCAGATAGACGTTCAGACTCCTACACTTGGGGAAACTATGGTTGAGCTTAATCATCATTTCTTGAAGATATTTGACAAGAAATTAAATAGAGATGTTATCTGGTTTTATGTGACGGCAGGGGGAAGAGAAATATTAGCCAAGAAGCCTCTTCATGAGTTAATAGGTAAAACAGTTGATGATTATTGGATGGAGCATTATCCGTTTACTTCCTGGGGGGATGACCCGGAGCGAACGGACTTCTGGTCTGATGCAATAGCTGATACATTAAGAACTCCGAACAAAATACTTAATAGCTGGATTAGTCAGCTTGTGGAGAACAGGACACTCAAAAACTTCAATATGAACTATTACAATTCTATCCTTCCTGATGGAGCGTCTTTTGTACCACAAACATTTGATCCTGTGGCTTGGGGTTGGTATCCGTATCCGGGTAATCCCAACGCGGAGATCAAGCAAGTACAAGTACAGGACTTGTCTGAGTCTTTGGATGAAGTACAGTTTATCTTAAACATGGCCGAGAAAGCGGTGGCAGCCACTTCTACTCAGCAGGGCTCAATTCAAGAGACAAAGGTTACACTTGGTGAGATCCAACTGGCTCTTGCAAATGCAAAAGAGCGTGTAAAAAGTATTGCTATTTTATATACCGATTCATGGCTTGAGTTTGGCCACAAATATATCAAGCTTCTTGAAGCGGCGGGAGATATGCTTGAACCAACAGATATCAGTCGGGAAGGTAAGTCCACTTCACATATTTACTCTCAAACCATAGGATCAAAAGACTGGGAAGACAAAGCTGGGTATGGGGTGGAGGTTATAGACTTGTCTGCAAGTGCAACCCAAAAGGCGGACTCTCTCCAAAAGCTTACCTATGCAAAAAGCTTGATGCCTAATAACCAGCCTCTGAACGAGATAGTAAAACAAAAATCTCTTGAGTTTGCAGAGCTTAATGCAAACGAAATTAAGGATGTGATGGAGGCAGAAAAGAATCAAGTGCCTATGTTTAATCAACCAATTCAGGGACAGATGGCCAATCCCGGCGCACCAACAATACAACCGCCACCAACAATGACTGCATAATATGGATAACGTTTTAAGTAAAGTAAAAGAAATAGCAGGTTTTAGTTTTGAAGATCTTACTGAATCAGAGCGTGAGACTGCAATGCGCTGGGCAAGGGCTGCGGGGAGTAAAGAGATTACTATCGATGGCTTAAGGGAGTTCTTTGTTACTCTCAGAATGGCAGTGGATGGTGAACTGGCTACACACAATTTGTCAAAAGAACAGGACTTGTTTTTGAAGGCAAGACTCAAGAACTTAATAGCTTTGGAAGCTTTCTTAAATGGACCCAAAAAGATAAACGAAGCGCTTGATCAATATCTGAAAAGTATTAAAAAATAATATGCCATATAAAGTTACTAAGCGTACCGGTAAGCGCCCATGGAAGGTAGTCAAGATCTCTACAGGAGAGGTTGTGGGCTCGTCAGAGTCAAAGTCTAAGGCGCAAGACATGATTCAAGCTATTTATGCAAGTAAGATGAGGCGAATTTGACAAGGTATATCTAAGGAGATAATATAACTCTATGGAAGTTGATCCTGTGGTATTTGAGGAAATTAAACGAATTTGTGACAAACAAATACAGGAATTGACCAAAACAGAGACCGGTTTTTTAAAAGCAAGAATTTCTTATTTAAATGGTGAACAACTCTCTAGGTTTGAATCTGTATTGAAAGACAAACTGACAAAATAATATCTAACTCCCAAGAGGGACTGATATATGGCAAAGCTAAAAAAAGCTATTACTAACCAAACGTCAAAAGAAGAACTTCAAGCAAAGATTGCTGACGTTGATAAAGAAGAAACCCCTAAGACTCCGGAACCTGAACCAGAAGAAGTTGTAGTCCCTGATGTAGAGCCTGAAACTCCACCAGAGCCTGTCAAGGAACCAGAAGCTCCCCCCGAGCCAGTAAAGGTTGTCAAAGAAGAGGAAGATGAAGTTGACTGGAAGGCAAGATATGCCGGCTCTACCAAGGAAGCACAAATACTGGCAGCCCGAGATAAAGACGTCATGAGTGCCATTGACGATGCAGCTAGCTTATCTGAACCAACTGAGGAGGAGCTGCGAAAGGAATTTGGAGATGATTGGGAATTAATGGACAACTTTCAAAAACGGATTGCAAAGGACAATTTACTTAATAAACGCCGGTTTGAAAGAATTGACGAGGTAGCCCAAAAAAGAAAGAAGATAGATACATGGATTGACAAGGTCAATGACTTTGTGGCTGACCCCAAGACTATTAGTGCAATTCCAAAATTGCAAGGCAAGGAGACAGAGTTTGGGCAGTTTTGTTTAGCTCCAAGCAGAGTAGGCGTTGATTTTGATGTTTTGGTGAAAGCATTTTTGTATGATGTCAAAGTAGAGACTCCTACGCGCCCATCTAGTACCCTATTTGAAATTGGTGGTGGAGGAGAAGCTCCAAAGACTCCTGAGATTACTCCAGAGCAAATAGCATATTTACGAAAAAATAATCAGAAAGAGTACAAGAGACTTCTTAATTCAGGTAAGATAAAAGTAGAACTGTGATGGCATTTGACAAACGATGTTTACTTGGTTTATTGTAGTATTACATATAAGTTTCTCCTAACACCACAACGGTCTGGTTAAAACTTCACATATGTATTAGGGAATAAAGGTGGTGATAAACATATGAGTGCATACGCAACGAAATTGAATGAGGCATTTGCGAGTTCCGTAATTCGACTATATTACGAAACTTCAGTTGCTGAGAGAATTACCAATCAAGACTATGAAGGTGAAGTACGAGATAGAGCCTCCCGACTTAATATCTTAACTTTTGGAGCATTAACACTTAAGACTTACGCATCAGCCGCAATGACTGCGGACGATGTCACAGAGTCTAACGCCCAATTAAACACCGACCAGCAAAAAGCTTTCTACTTCAAAATCAGGAGTTTGGATCAGTTCAAGAGTTATATCAAGGACGCATCCAGCCCTGTGATTGAGCAATGTAGGAAGTTACTTGCTGAGACCATAGACTCCTATGTATTGGGACTTTGGGGAGATACGGCAGCAGGTCAGTGGTACGGTACATCTTATACAGCGGGAACAGTTGCTGTGGCAGTCACAACTGGAGTAGTTACAGGTTCTGCAACTACATTTACTTCTGGTATGGTTGGCAAGCCTTTTAAGGCTCTCGGCCACACATCTTGGTATAGGATTTCAGCTTTCTCATCTACAACGTCAATAACTATTGTTAACGATTCTGACGATGAGACTGCTTCCTACACGGGTGGTACTATTGGAGCTGGCGCAACGTACGAAATACAGGCTAATACGGCTGTACAGACTACTAAAGCTCTGATTAACGCTGATATCAATCGTTTGGCAACTTTCCTCAATGAGGCAAAAGTTCCAAAGGGTGATAGATGGTTAGTGGTACCTGCTGGTCTTTCAAATCTTATAAGGCAAGCTCCTGAATACATTCCTGCAGTTGAGACCGCTTACAATGAAGTGGTAAGACGAGGACTTATCGGGATGCTGGCTGGCTTTGAGGTTTTTGAGAATCAGGAAATTGCAGGGGACTCCACCAACGGGTGGCATGTCCTTGCAGGACACAAGTCTGCTATTACTTACGCTATGGGTATGACTGAATCAGGCGTGGAGGATTTGATAGGGGACTTCGGTAAAGCATACAAAGGCTTAACAGTTTATGGCGCAAAAGTCGTGGACGAGAGGAGAAAAGCTTTGGCACATGCGTTTGTGAAGCTATAAGCTTCACTACCGTTACTCACCCTGATTAACTTCGGGGTGAGAAAAGGGTAAAACCTGGAAATATTAAAGATACATGGCTAATTTTGTAGACGAACAGTTTGAGAATCTACCGATAGAAGAGCAAGTTGAGATAACTAGGATCTTCGTCAAGATGGCTGATGACCCAGCCTTCATTTTATACATGGAGCTTACTGGTCCTATTGATGGCAATACGCGTACCAATTGGTTAAGTTTATATAGTCCATCCGGAGCTTATGGTTTGGGAACCATTACATTAGATGAACAAAATTATCTTGTTGCAAGAGAGAATTATGTTACTAATCGAATCATTGAAACGGATCCATTAGACAGTTTAGTCAGATGGTGTGAGGGCGTAAGTGTGCCAAACGGAGAAGCTGGATTTAAAATTGGCTGTTTTTACGCTAATTTGGATGACAAGAAAACATATTTAAATATAGGAACAGAGGCTGAGTGTTATTTTGCGGAAATAAACTATACCGGAACAGCTCCGGTAGCATCACTTTCTCCTTCTTTGAGCCCATCAGAGAGTCCGAGTTTGTCTCCTTCTTTGAGCCCATCAGAGAGTCCGAGTGCTTCACCTTCGGTTTCACCCTCTGGGAGTTTGAGTCCGTCACTTAGCCCTTCCTTGTCACCAAGCTTGAGTCCATCCTTGTCACCAAGCTTGAGCCCTTCTGTCAGTCCAAGCGGGAGTTTGAGTCCTTCTTTGAGTCCAAGTATTTCACCAAGTGAAAGTGTAAGTCCATCTGTAAGTCTTTCGCCTTCTGCATCTCCTTCTGTCAGTCCAAGCGTAAGCCTTTCTCCTTCTGTCAGTCCAAGCGTAAGCCCATCTGGATCTGTAAGCCCGAGCGTGAGCTTGAGTCCATCCTTGTCACCAAGCTTGAGCCCTTCTGTCAGTCCATCGGTATCACCAAGTGTTTCTCTTTCTCCTTCTGTCAGTCCATCGGTGAGCTTGAGCCCATCATTGTCACCAAGTTTGAGCCCTTCTGTCAGTCCAAGCGCGAGCTTCTCTCCTTCCTTGAGCCCATCATTGTCACCAAGTTTGAGCCCATCACTGTCACCAAGCTTGAGCCCATCATTGTCACCTTCTTTTAGCCCAAGCTTGAGCCCAAGCCTCAGTCCATCTCTCAGCCCGTCGGCCAGCCCAACAGAAAGTCCTTCTCAAAGTTTAAGTCCTTCCGTATCCTTGAGTCCATCTCTATCACCAAGCCTCAGTCCATCTCTCAGCCCGTCGGTTTCACCCTCTGGCTCTCTTAGTCCATCTATATCACCTTCAATCAGTCCTTCAGTCAGCCCGAGTGCTTAATTTGTTGACAATATGATTTCTAGTGTGTAAGATATCCCCATGTTGGTACGAAAGCAATTCTTCATTGGCATTGAACAGGTAAACTTCTTGAGAGGGCTCAAGACTTTAAGCGTTTCCGAACACTTCAGGAGAGCAATAGATGAATATGTGCAGAGAATAAAGGACTTAGCCCATCCGGGTACAAGTCCTTCTTACAAAAAGGAGAGTGATTAATATGCAGGATATGCAAGAAGCAAGCCCGATAATAGACGCTGAGCCAGTACTTACCACTGGTGGGGGTTCTCAAAAGACATATTCTTTTGGTGATGCAATGTCGCAAGTGCTTTTAGGCAAAAAAATTCACAAACTTGAGTGGGAGTCAAAAGAATATTACGGGGTACTTGATGAGGCAATGCTTAAAATTCACAAGAAAGATGACAAACTATATCCATGGACCATTAGTGAGGGAGACTTATTGGGTAAGGATTATATTGTGTTGACGGAGTTAAACTAAGGTGAAGCTAAATATGATTGGAAATAAAATTGGGATTAGATATGGCGAGGATAATCCAGAGTGGAAGGGAGAATCGGTTGGGTATGCTCCACTTCATCAGAAAGGGATTGAACTAAAATGAGGTTGTCTGTTTTGATACCTGCTTATAAAGACCCCTTGGTGAAGAAAACCGTGCTTTCTCTTCTTGAGAATTCAGAGTTGGGAGACAATATGGAGGTTGTTGTTGTTCTAGACGGCTATTGGCCTGAGCCAGATATCTTTGTAAAGGATCCCAGAGTAAGATATGCCCATTTGGGGAGAAATCGTGG